ACCGATATAACAAATGAGTACATACCAGTTCCAGTAACAGTAACAAGCGTTATTGGTATCTTTGATATCGGTGATGCTTCTAACACCGGCAACATGTTTAATGCGCGATATCAGGTACATCTTTCAGATTTGTTTGATTTTACAAGTGCTAGTTTGTCGCCATACGTAGCAGCTATGACCCATCTTGAAGCTTTACAAGAGTTGTTAGTGGGTAAACAGCCTGTGCGTTTCAACAGACATACTGATAAACTATACATTGATATGGATTGGGCTAGAGTAGTAGCAGGCAACTATATCGTTGTTGAGTGTTACAAATATCTTGATCCGGCAACATATGCTTCTGTATGGGGAGATCAATGGCTGCGGAGTTATACTACCGCGCTGATCAAACGACAATGGGGCGAGAATCTAAAGAAGTTTGAGGGTATGCAATTACCTGGTGGAGTTACTTTCAATGGCCAAACGATATGGCAAGAAGCAGTAGATGAGATCACTAAAATGGAAGACGCAGTTCAGTCTGGTTTTGGTGTACCCCCAATGGATATGATAGGCTAAATCAATGCCAACAACTAATGCATATTTTAATAACTACAGTAATTCTGGTGAACAGAATCTAGTAGAAGACTTGATCATAGAGAGTATTAAAATCTATGGCCATGAAGTCTACTATATGCCTAGGTCTATAATGGCAGAAAGCACAGTCTTCGGTGAAGATATGCTGTCTAAGTTCGAAGAAGCTTATCCAATCGAAATGTATATTAAGAATGTAGAAGGCTTTGAGGGTGAAGGAGATTTCCTCAGCAAGTTTAATATAGAAGTAAGAGATCAAATTACATTCACTGTTTCGCAGCGCCGTTGGTCAGAAGAGATATCAGAAGAATTTACGCATCAAGATGCAGATGGTAATTATATCGGTAGACCAGCAGAGGGCGACATTCTTTATATGCCTCTCAATGGTAAGATATTTGAAGTTAAATTTGTTGAGCATGAATCTGTATTCTATCAGATGGGTTCTTTACAGACGTATGATATACGATGTGAATTGTTCGAATATAGTAATGAAGAGATTAGCACTGGTATAGCAGCGATTGATACTATTGAAGATGCTCTATCGAGTAATGCTCTTAACTTCCAGATTCTAGATGAAGCAGGTAACATATTTGTTCTTGAAGATAGCAGTTCACTCGTTCAAGAGGGGTATCGTTTGGAAGATACAGATAAGACAGCAGACAATGAATTCTTTGGCTCTTCTACGAGTATTGACTTTATAGATTTCAGCGAAAGTAATCCTTTCTCAGAAGGAGCTAATTGGTAATGTTCGGTCATCAATTTTATCATCAAGCACTAAGAAAATATATTATCATGTTTGGTAATATGTTCAATGATATATACATCAATAGAGCGGACAATTCTGGCGTAACTATACAGAACTTTAAAGTTCCTATTTCATATGGGCCTAAAGAGCAGTGGCTTGCGCGACTGAATGCTGATCCAAATCTAAACAATCCTGTAGCAGTTCAATTGCCTAGATTATCATTTGAAATAACTAGTATGTCTTATGCGCCTGATCGAACAGTTAACAAGCTGCAAAGAAATACTGCCATAAGTGATGGTAACAATACTCTTCGATCACAAGCTACTCCTGTACCGTATGATATCTCAATGTCTCTGTATGGAATGTTCGCTGGTAATGAAGACGCGATTCAAGTTGTAGAACAGATACTACCATTCTTCCGCCCAGAGTGGACGAATACAGTAAAGCTAGTTCCAGAGATGGGGCATTATTTTGATGTGCCTACTGTGCTTACTGATATGTCTATTGAAGACACATATGAAGCAGATTTTCAATCGCGCAGAGCTATTATATACACTTTTAACTTCACTGTCAAGGGGTTATTGTTCGGTCCAGTATCAAAGAAGGGTATCATTCGTCGAACTCTTATCGATTTTACTATACCTTCAGCAAATAACTCAACTGGAGATCAGATTCGAGCCGCTTCACCTCTAGAAGGCCCACAAGCGCGTGTCACGATTACTCCAGGTCTTCTTGCTAATGGATCACCAACGTCTAACTCTTCTGCTAGTGTAGCAGTAACAAGTATCAATGCAAACAGTACATATGGATACGCAATTGACCACGAAAACTTCTTCGACGGTTTAGTTAGGCACAATCACGATAAGTGAGTATTATGAAAAATAATGTAACTGACGGATTAAATGATATATTAAACATAGATCAAGAGCTAATAGAAGTTATCGAGCCTGTTGTGCAAAAACAAGTGCCTGATGATATCGCTTCAGACTATGATTTTGCTAGACAGAACCTCTATGACGTTATAGGAAAAGGTAATGAAGCATTAGACTATCTATTAGAGTTAGCTAAAGCCAGTGAGCATCCTAGAGCGTTTGAGGTGGTAGGCCAACTAACAAAGACACTTATTGATGCAAACACTAATTTGCTAGATATACAGAAGAAGGTGAAAGAACTAACAAAAACAGACTCACCACAGAACGTAACTAATGCTTTATTTGTGGGGTCTACATCTGAACTACAAAAATTGTTGAAAGATGGCCATGAGTGAGACTTATCTAGGTAATCCCAATTTAAAACGATCAAATGTACCCATTCAATTTACAGACAAAAATATCAAAGAATATGTCAAATGCTCTAAAGACCCAATCTATTTTATAAAAAATTATATACAAATTGTTAATATCGATAAGGGCCTTATTCCATTCGATCTGTATGATTTTCAAGAAGACATGGTTGAGACATTTGGTGCAAATCGATTTGTTATATGTAAACTACCCAGACAGTCGGGTAAGTCTACTACTGTGACAGCATATATGCTTTGGTTAATATTGTTCAGTGATAATCAGAATATAGCAATACTCGCGAATAAGGGCGCGTTAGCCCGTGAATTATTGGGTAAGATACAATTAGCATATGAACATCTCCCTGTATGGTTGCAACAAGGTATCACAGTATGGAATAAAGGTAACATTGAACTAGAGAATGGATCGAAGATTGTTGCCGCTGCTACATCATCTAGTGCTATTCGTGGTGGATCATACAATCTAATCTTTCTAGATGAGTTTGCGTTTGTTGGAAATAATATGGCAGACGAATTCTTCAGTTCAGTCTATCCTACAATATCTTCTGGTTTATCATCAAAGATATTCATCGTGTCTACTCCGAATGGTATGAACCATTTCTATAAGCTATGGGCAGACGCAGAAGAAGGTAATAATAAATATGCAACGATAGAGGTGCATTGGGATCAAGTACCAAATCGTGATAGTAAATGGAAAGAAGAAACTATTGCTAATACGAGTGAAGCACAATTTCGACAAGAATTTGAATGTGAGTTCCTTGGTTCATCTAATACACTTATTCATCCCACGAAACTAAAGACTTTTGTGTTCCGGAAGCCTATAAGCATATGGAACGAAATAGAAATATATCAAGAACCCATTGCGGGACACGAGTATGTGATCAGTGTAGATACATCTAGAGGCTTGGGCTTAGATTATTCAGCATTTCTTATATTTGATATAACAGAAATGCCTTATCGATTAGTAGCGAAATATAGGGATCAAACTATATCGCCCCTATTATATCCAAGTGTCATATATGCTGCTGGAATGAAATTCAATGCTGCATTTGTTATGGTAGAAATTAATGATATCGGCGGTCAAGTTGCTGATATTTTACACACTGACCTTGAATATGAAAATTTACTTATTACTACAGTGCGTGGTAGAGGTGGTCAGCAGATAGGAGGAGGATTTGGTACTCAGATTCAGTTAGGCGTGAGAACTACTAAGACTGTTAAGAGTATTGGTTGCTCTAATCTAAAAGATTTACTTGAAAATGAAAAACTTATAGTAGAAGACTTTGATTTAATCGCAGAATTATCTTCATTTATAAGTAGAAAGAACTCATTCGCGGCCGAAGAAGGATCACACGATGATCTTGTTATGTGTTCTGTTTTATTCGGTTGGTTAACAAGACAAACATATTTTAAAGATTTAACAAACATAGACATAAGAACTAAAATCTATGACGAAAAGATTAAATTATTAGAAGATAATGCTCTAAATTTTGTGTTGGTAGATGATGGCCAACCTGAACCAGATGTTTACGATCTCAGCGATGATAGATCAGATAACTTTGATCCTAATACAGCAAATCGCTTTGGTGGATTCTAACGTGAGATGCGTTATTTTATAAATATTGACATGAATAACAAAAAGAAACATAGATTAATCTTGTCTA